TAGGTAAGCGTCTTTACGATTGCCTAGTTTTGCAAAAAATATTTTATCTCTTCGATTCAAGAAAGCATCGTGGCTTATATTGATCTTTTTATTATACTTGAAGTAATCGTAGTTGTCAAGTACGAAATGATTCTTCAATGCGGTATAAATTTTGTATGCGTCAAAGGCATCCATTTTCATAGCATCGGTAACTTTGCATGTTTAGTGGCAATCATTTTACCTTTGATGGCTTCACTTTCCATAACATTTTTCATTTTGCTAGAGATGAGTGAAGCCGCAGTCTCAACTTCCAAATTGTTTTGCTCACAGAATAAGAGAACCGCATCAATCATAGTGATTGGTGATTTAATCTTCATAAGTTCTTTGATGTGATTCTCAAATTCTTTTGGAGTCAATATATTTAATTTACCATTCATTTTTTAAGTTGAGTCGGAATGTTACGGGCACCTGGCGCATCAACAGTTCCGTGCGTAATTGAATACGCTAGACAAACTCTGTCATTTGCATCAGCATAAGAACAACGTACTGCAATAGGATCAATACCTTTTTCAATAGCACGTTCAATATTTTTTGACATAAGTTCCTTTTCTGTGAGAAACATAAAGAACAATGTTGCACACGCGGTGGCTACCATAATGCATAGCGCAATGTATAGTCCGTTGTTTGAGGTATTAGAGTCTTTCATTCGGATTCCTTTTGTAGTTGTAGAAAATATGTCTACCGATGGTAATTTCTTTCTTAGCGAAAGACCAATTCGGGTTAACATAGTCTGCATGATAGAATAACGCACCGTTTGTTGGGTCCTTTAGATTGTCATGATTTGTGTAAAAATAAATTGCTAGTTTCAATGCTTCATTATACACTGGATTAGCACCATTTGTCAAGAGATTATTGGTTGAAATGAATTTGGGTTTATCTTCACACCACCAAGAAAATTGACACACAACCTTACCTGATGAATGATAGGTCTTTTGTTTTACCACACCACAAATAGAATCGGCAAAACCTTTTTCGACTCTGTTCTGTGTAACAAACGCTACTGCATATTTGCCAAGAGTTGGCTCATGACCTGCTTCAAAGTAGATGTTTTCTGCTAGGCAATAAATCTCTCCTCTAGCCTCTTTTGTGAATTGCGAAATTTGCAAATTCAAATTTGGCCTCGTTGTTTGACTTATTTTGTTATAATGCCACATTGTCATCATCGTCAAACATATGAGAAACAATACTTGGACCTTATTGGTTAAGGTTTTCATATCTCCTCCTTCTGTTTTAGTTAACACAACTATATGAGAAACAAATCCGGTCTATTAAAGTAGCAAAAGAATTGTCCTAATGAACTTTTGTTATTTTCTAGAAAAGAAGTTTTTTTCATGCTTTCATTTAATGCATTGGCTAAGTTTTCATTTCCGACATAAAACTTACATGCGGATATTGCTCTAGCCAAATCAAGTATCGTGGGGGTGGGATAGTATTCTATACCAGTACGATATACTTCTTCAAATTTCTCATACTCGTTTAAAGAACCTACAAATATTCCATGCTTGGAGATGTTACGTTCTTTTAGTTTCAGATAAAAAGGATTCATCTGAGCATTACCTGCTTGATACCTTCCGGTCCGCGAGATAACTATTTTATTTAGCACCCTCATATCTTTATCTACCGTAATCCATGGCTCATCAAGTTTTTCCTCATGATTACCTCTAATGCCAAGCCCTAAAAACACGCTTTCAGCAATAGTAATTTCTGGTATATTAAATATAAATCTGCGAAACAAGTCTAAATTGTGCTTTATTTCTTCACCATTGTAAATTTTTACATCATGAATGTACTCCTGAGTCTTCAATAGAGATATTATACTCTCTGCGCCTTCATTTGTCAACATTACTTCATTCGGACCTGAATCAACTACACCAGTTCTAAGATAGAGAATGCCGCCACCAAGATGTTTGATAGCAGGCAATGCCCAAATAATGTCACCTAGTTTGCCCGAATGTAAAAATGTGTTTACCATATAAAATTATTCTTTGAATGCTCAATGATTTTTTTCAACTCATCGTCAAATACTGCCTTCGGCTGCCATCCGAGTGCTTTGAGTTTTGTATCGTCTAGTGCATAACGCACATCATGTCCAGGTCGTGTGTAATAGGTAAGATATTTTTCATAGTCAGAATCAGAATTCATCCAAAGAATGATTTTCTTAATCACTTCGATGTTTTGATACTCACAATTTCCATTGATGTTGTAAATTTCATTCTGCACACCAGACTTTATGATTGTCAAAACTGCTTCTGCGGTATCTGATGCATGTAACCAAGTGCGCCAAGGCATACCACGATCATGAACATCAATCTTTTTGCCTAGCATTAGATGCTTGCAACTCTTAGGTATAAGTTTTTCTGCGTATTGACCAACACCATAATTATTTGTTGGGCGTACAATAACATAAGGCACTTTGAATGTTCGCGCCCACGCGAGGATCAACATGTCGGCCGCGGCTTTTGATGCTGAGTATGGATTGCTAGGCTTCAACAAATCTGTTTCAATGTGTGCGCCTTGTTCAATGTCACCATAAACTTCATCTGTACTGAAGTGTAATAGTGTCGGCATGTTATACAAACTTTTTTGTTTGATCAACTGTAGCAATTTGTGAACGCCATTGATGTTAGAACGCAAGAAAACTTCTGAAGACATAATGCTGTTGTCAACGTGAGACTCTGCCGCACAATTGATTACATAATCGCAATCTGCTAGACGGTCTAGATCATTAATGTCCGACTGAAAAAATCTAAAATGATCTGGCGATATTTCAAATAGTTTATCAATCAAATCTTCATCTGCGGCATATGTCATCTTATCAACACCGATTACATAGTAACCTTCTTCAAGGCAACGCTTTGCAACATAGTAACCAATGAAGCCACAACAGCCTGTAACGTAAACAACTTTTGTCATGTGTAACTTTCCAATGTTTTTATTATTCCGTCCAATCGAAATTTCTCTTTGCATAACAGTTCACCATTACCGATATAGTTAATCAAAGATTGACTTTCTACCACATACGAATCTGTATCGATCCCATGAATTTTGCAATACATTTCTAGTATATCAGAAACCTTATACTTTTTCAAGTAGACAAGATTCACATCAGTATTGTAAGGTTCATCTTCAATGTAAGATTCAATTACTTTAAAAGTATCTGCCAAAGAAAAAAAGTCAACATACCGATCATCTTTTAGTGTAAATTGCTTGCCCTCTTTTACATGCGAAATGAAACGCTTCAACAAACGATTCTCTGATTCTGACTTATCAATTACAGAAAACAATCTAACATTATAACACTTATCAATATTCTTTGCAAGTCTTGCGGTAATGTTTTTACTTAGTCCATAACTATGTACTGGCACATATTGTTCGAGTTCATTCTCCGAAACACAATCAAGAGACAGGTCGATGCAAAAGTCTGCACCTGATGAAAAGTTTATAAGTCTACCGAATGATTCTCTGCATTGTGCTAGATTTACAAACATAGAAAGATTGTCAGATAAAATTTCATTGTCAACTTTTCTTGGTGTATCTCTACCTACCGCCGCACAATGTACAATGGTATCGAATTTATGACTGAAGCAGTATTCTACAACTGCTTGCCTATCAGTCAAATCCAATTGTTTGGAAGTTGGCGCATGAACATCATAATATGATAGTTGCTTTGCGAGATAACTTCCAATAAATCCTGATGCACCTGTGACTAAGACTTTCATCTCTTATATTCTACATAACGATTGTTGTTTGCATAGTCTTCATTTGTGACATATGGAAACTGATCGTTGATTGGTCTGCCTGCTTCAAGTTTTGGTTCAATCAAAACTTTATCGCTTACAATTACTTCAATGAGAATCTTACCCGTCACTAAATGAAATGGTGTTAGGTGATTTACATCCGTCACGCGAAGATAATTCATGCCGTAAGCAAAAGCAATCTTCTCAAAGTTTGGTCGACCTGGTCCGCGCCCATTACCTGTAGCGGCGTGATTGCCTTTCATGTATGTGTCTTGAAATTGACGAATCATACCTAAGCCATGATTGTTAAACACAATCACTTTTACATCTAAGTCATATTCAATCAATGTCTGCAACTCTTGCAAGTTCATTTGAAAACCACCATCACCATTGATAGAATAAACATCTTTATCCATATTCATCATTCGCGCACCAATTGCGGCAGGCAATGAGTATCCCATTGAGTAGTGACCAGAACTAGTGATGAGTTTCTGTTCGCCTTTGCGATTGAAAATCTGATAAGTCCATGCGTGATTTGCGCCAGCATCGGTTACAAAGATTGCTTTGTCTGATGCAATTTGATTCAATCTCTGCAAGAAAGTGTATGGGTTTAGACTACCAACTTCCTGTGCGCCAACACTAATGTCTACATTCAAAAACTTGTTACGCATTTCTTGCGTATAATCGCGCCACTCTGGTTTAACTGGCTCTGTAGTCACTTGCGTTATAACATTAGGCAAGAAAGAAAAATCAAGAACCACACCTTCATATTGTGGCGATGGATACTTTTTCAATTCTTCTTCGTCAATGTCAAGCACAAGAAACTTTGCTTGTGGTGCGAATGTATTTGGATTGCCTGAACGCTGACGATTATCAAGTCTAGAACCTAGAACGAGAATGCGATCTGCGTTTTGAATGACGTAGTTACCGCCACGATTACCATAGACACCAAAATGTCCACAGTAATTTTGCATATCGTGATTAAACGAATTGAGTGCTGACCAAGACGCAACAAATGGAATGTCTGTAGTGCGTAACCACTCTTCAAGATTCTTTTCTACACCAGCAAGTTCAGCGCCAGCACCAAACACAACTAATGGGCGTTCTGCACCTTTGAGAAATTCTGTAATCTTTGATGCGGTATCATTAATTTTTAGCGTTTCAATGATAGGATTCATTGATGCTGGCAATAGCAGTTCATCGTCATCTAATTGCTCTGTTTGCACATCCATAGGAATGTCAACAACAACTGGACCCATGCGGCCGCTAAACATTGCATCTGCGGCATTCTTGAGAATGCGCTTTAAAGTGTGAATATCTTTTACATGCTCTGCATAGTTACAAACTGGCTTGACCATGGTTACAATATCCATTTGCTGAAAGCCTGCTTGTCGTACTTTCGCACCATTGTATTGTGCTACTTCTTTACCATTCACTTGCCCTGTAATGTGAATGCTAGGAACACTATCATAGTATCCACATGCAATACCAGTAATTAGATTGCTTGCGCCTGGACCGCTGGTAGAGAACGTAGCACCAAGTTTTCGATTCGTTCTCCAAATTGCATCAGCCGCCATTGCCGCGGCTTGCTCATGTTGAAAACAAACATAACCAATACCATCTTCTCTGTCAACTGCGTCAA